GCCAAAGGTCAAAAGGCTGTTGACATGACGCCTTTGTCCGAGTTTGGTACAGACCCCGTGACGGTGGCCAATGTCATTAAGGCTAGAATTGAGGAGTTGCAAACTCAGTTGAAGACGGCGGGTAAGGCGGATGTTGAGCAAATTAAAGCTCAATTGAAGACTGCCTACGACGCGGAGAAGTCCAAAGACACCAAACGAATTGAAGTGTTGACGGGGTCAATGTACCGGCACGTTGTGGTGTCTCAGGCCACACAGGCCATTGCCGCACAAAAAGGTGACTCGAATTTGCTGATGCCTTTTGTGCAGCAGCAAATCAAAGTGGCTGAAGGTGACGATGGTGAAATCGTAGCACAAGTGGTGGATAAGGCCGGGAATTTGAGGTATTCACCAATTACTCCTGGGCAGGTGATGACGATTGCTGAGTTGGTTGCCGAGATGAAAGCATCGACGACCTACGCCAAGCTGTTTGAAAGCACAACACCATCAGGTAGCGGTAAGAGACCGGCTTCTGGCGGTATGCCACAATCTGGCGTTACTAAAAGTGCGGTCGGGAAGATCGCTTCGGGCTTGAAATCAAGGGGATAAAAACTTTTGGGATTTTCCGTTGAACTTGTTTTTTGTTAGTGCTAGTGTTCCGCTGCGGCTGCTCAGGTAAGCAGCCGCAGCCCCTGCAAGTTTTTTGCAGTGTGAGAGTGATTCTCACTGAGGCAAGCTCTTCTGCGAGTGATTCAAAGAAGTAGTGATCGTCGCGTAGGCATTAACCACATGCCACGAATTGAAACGAACTACAAACCGCATAGAAGAGGATTGCCATGCCAAGCGTAACGCTTGCTGAAAGCGCAAAACTTGCGCAAAATGAGTTGGTTGCTGGTGTGATTGAGACAATCATCACTGTCAATCGGATGTTTCAGGTTCTCCCTTTTGATGGGATTGACGGGAACGCAGTCGCCTACAATCGCGAGAACGCTTTGGGCGATGTTCAATCGCTTGGCGTCGGTGGGACGATTACCGCTAAAGCGGCTGCGACGTTCACACAAGTCACTTCGACGCTCACTACAATTATTGGTGACGCGGAAGTCAATGGCTTGATCCAAGCCACACGGTCGGGTGATGGCACAGACCAAACGGCTGTGCAAATCGCGAGCAAAGCGAAGTCTGCGGGACGGTCGTACCAAGATCAATTCATCAACGGGACTGGGTCAGCCGACCAGTTTAGTGGTCTGTTGCTTCTGTGCGCCGCCGGTCAGACCATCAGTGGTGGAACGAACGGTAAGAATTTGGCCTTTGGTGACTTGGACACAATTCACGACCTTGTGACTGACAAGGACGGCACGGTTGATTACTTCGCGATGAATGCACGGACGCTGCGATCCTACATGGCGTTGCTTCGCGGTCTTGGCGGTGCAACTATCAACGATGTGGTCACATTGCCCAGCGGTCAGACGGTTGACGCCTATCGCCAGATACCAATCTTCCGAAACGACTACATCCCAATCAACCAAACCAAAGGCACTTCCACTACGGCTACTACGGTGTTCGCCGGTACGTTGGACGACGGTTCCCGCACAACTGGTATTGCTGGATTGACTGCCAGCAATGCGGCTGGTGTGTGGGTCAAGGATGTTGGTGAATCTGAGACTAAGGATGAGTCGATTCACCGCGTCGGGTGGTACTGTGGCTTGGCACTGTTCAGCCAAAAAGGTCTGGCGATGCAGGACGGTATCAACGACTAATTACAAACACAGCCATTGACTGGGGCACACCATGCCCGGACAGGCAGTTGGTGGCTGTGTTTTGTTTTAGATTGGGATTGAAATGAAGGTGTACCTCACGGGTGCTAGGTTAGGGCAGACTTTTACATACCAGCATAGACATGTGTTTGTTGATGGTATGACAGAGATTGAGAACAACGATGTTAATCTGCTGACCTTCCTACGAAGGTCTCTACAGGTTAGGACTGAGTACGAACCGAGGTTGGAAGATGGCCCAGGCGATATTCAAGATGTTGGGGAAGACGAGACGGGGGTCTCCGATAGCGATAGTGTCCTACCGCACGAAATCGACGCGACTGTTGCCAGTGTCCCCAGTGGGGATGGGGCCCCAGGGGAACATACCCAACGGGGTTGGACAGCCGAACAGCGTAGAGTCTGAAGGTCGCAGACTTCGTGATTACATCATGACTCTCGACTGTGCAAAGGACGAAAACTGGCGGTCAGATGGTACTGTGAAAGTGGCCGCTGTTTCCGACATTTTCCCACGAATTACAAGTGCTCAGATTGCCACAATTGCAGGTGACTTAAGCCGTGGCAATGTGAGACGCCTTCAATCAATGAAGAGGAAATAAGATGAGTCAGTTGATCCAGTTCGTGAAAAAGGTAGTATCACAAAGCAAACAGTCACGACCGGCGACGGACGGTAACAAGAACACGAACGCCAAACGTGGTCCTGTTGGTGCCCCGATGGCGGCTGTGAAGTCGAAGATCAATGCGACTCTCAAAGGTCCATTTTGTTAGTGGTTGTGAGAGACCCGTGAGGGGGGCCACATGCAGGTTGTGTGGCTTTTGCAAGAGGGTCATTGTGTGTGGCCCCTTCACACTTTGAGGTGATTAAATGGCATTTGTGCTAGAGACAGGAGATGGCTTAGCGACTGCGAACGCCTATGTCTCTAGGACATTTGTGGATACATACCACACCGATCGTGGGAACACTGCTTGGGCCGGTACGGACGCGGTAAAAGACGCCTGCATCATTCGAGCGACTGAATACATTGACAAGCGGTTTGATCGGCGATTTCGTGGGCAGCGATACAATGCCAGTCAAGCGTTGTCTTGGCCCCGAAGGGACATCTACAGGAGTGATCGGTTTCTAATCCCCAAGATGCCCAATGAATTGCTTGCAGCAGTTGCACAGTACGCACTACGCACACTACTTTACAATGTGTTGGCACCAGATAGCACACCCCTAGTTGCCCGGCAGTCGTTGGTTGCAGGTGCGGTTGCCGGATCAACGACTGTTGGTGTGCTTTCTGAAATCACAGAGAACATTGGACCTATTGGGACAACCAAGAAATTTGTGGCAGGTGGTGGAACATCATCTGACATTCCTGCAAAGTCGAGTGTGGTGAGTAGTTGGGCAATTCCCGAATACCCTGAAGCCGATATGTTGCTTGAAACACTTATGAACTCAGGTGTTTCGAATCGAACTGTGAGGGCGTAATGTCCGACCCGTTCCCTTACTCAACATTAGTGCAAGTTGCAGATAGTTTGCTCGACAGGTTTGGCAGAACAGTGAAGCTGTTCAAGTTCGAACGAACTCCTGTAAACGCGGGACAGCCTTGGAATGGGCCAGCCACCTTTAATAGTTCTTCTCCGCCAGTGGGTTGTTTAATTGAGAATGTGAAAGCGGCCTTTGTTGGTGATGGTGCAAACCTAATCTCACGAGGTGCTAGTGATACAGCACAGCAATTGACCGGGGACTTGCGAAAAAGCCGTTCGACGGGGTTCCTGGTCTCGGGTTCGGTCAGTCAAGACTTGCGTGCGTTTGATGCTGTTGAGGATGGTGGAAAGCTTTACCGAATCACAAAAGTCAATACATTGCAGCCAGGGGACACAATTCTCCTCTACGGTATAGAGGTTGAGGCGTAACAGTGCCAACGAACTACCCAACAGCCTATACAGACTCAATGGCATTGGTGAAGTCAGCGGTAGAGGCTTCGACGTTTCCTACAATGGCGATTTTCTGGCCAAACGTACAAGCTGACATTCCACAACTGACCGTGTCACCAACTGACGCTCCTCCCCCCTGGGCACAAGTACGGTGGCAGCACAACAATTCAGTGAAGCAAGGGATAGGGCAAGTCGATGGCAAATCTCGATATGAAAATCAAGGTGTGTTGACGATTGAGTTGTATTTGGTTGGTGGTAGGGGGTTACTACAAAACGCCGAATTGACAACCCACATCTGTAATGCGTTTCGTGGTGTTCGTGGCCCAAGCGGAATTTTGTATAAGTTTGTGAAACCTAATGACATCGGTGTAGTTGCGTTGTGGTTTAGGACTGATGTTGTTGTTGAATTTTACTATGATGAGTTCAAATAAGGGAAGCCAATGGCACAAGTCGCTAAGATTGATTCGAATGCTACAGAATTGAGGATCGCTGAAGAGTTGACAATCGGTGTACTTCCGACTACACCAGTC